CATCTGGATCTAAAACATAGTATGTAAAAGACTCAGCAAAAAGTTCAAACTTATCTTTTTCGCTGTAATAACTTATTGTACTCTTACCGCCTAATTTTTTAAATTGTCTCCCTAATGGGGCTGCTCCTGTACCCTTGAAATGGACTTGATGACCTATTTCGTGAATCATGGTAGCAAACCATTGATGTTCATATTCTACGTTTCCAGCAGCGTTATAGGCATAGTCTTTTAAACTCTGTTTTGAGTCTTTTAAAAATTTTTTAATATCTTTTTTTAAAACTGGTTTTACTCTTGGCGAAAGTGCAGTATTAACAATAGATGATGGGGTGGTTGTATAACCAGCCAAACCACCAGAGCAAGGTTGCATAACGTCAATAAAAGTTCTATTAATTTGGTTTTTATCTTTAGATTCAACACTTCTTTTTATAATGTTAAACCAGCCTTTAGCTTTTTTATTATCTTCTGTATCGGGAAATCTACTGAGTGCTTTTTGTGTTGATGCTAATTGTTTTTCAAATGCACTTAATGGGATTTTATCTGTCATACTTTTTGTCCATTTATTCCTTTCAATCGCCATATTAAAATGATTCATCATATCTGTTTTTTCTAAAAACTTTCTCATTTTTTTACTGTGTGCAGCAACTTTCCCTCCAACACTTTCAAGAGAAACAAAACTGTTTGAAATAAATTTTTCTAATCCACCAAATTGCTTTGTAAAGGTATCTACCTCATCTGTTCCAAATGTGCCTGTTGCCAAAGACTTTGTAGGTGTAGGAGTTAATTTTGGTTTTGGTTTTGGCTTGATTGCACTTGGCTTACCATATAACCTTTGCAAGTCAGCAAGACTTCTCTCGCTTCCATCTTCTCTTACCATCTTTCTTATAGCCTTCTGTCCTGACCCTTCCTTCTTTGCCAAGCGTTCAAAATATCTTACCTTCTGTTCATTACCTAAAGTCTTGACCTTTAGTTTCTTATCTTGCCCCAAAAGCCAGTCACCATACTGAGTGTCCTGTGGTACTCTACCAGTCCCCTCTCCTGTTGGTCGGGTTACAACTTTGCCTTTGGGTGGCGGCTTTAGATCCTCAAAGCCTTTTCTTTTCTTTAGCCCTGCATAATCAACAACAGGAACAGTAGTGGATCTACAATTAAAATGCTGTGGTGGTGTTGGGCCTTTGTTATATGCAAACTTCCTACCATCTAACCTTTTACATATTGGGCTTGTCCTACTATCAAGAGTTGCGACATATTCATATTTAGGTGCAACTTTACTATTAGCTGCATAGACAGCCTGTGATGCTTGGTTCTGGACTTGGTTAACAGAAGTCCTGACAATAGTTTGTATTTGATGATTTGCCAGTTTCGTTAATTCACCACCAGCTTGTGCTATCTGTCTAACACTTCCCTTTTGACTAAAATCTAATCTTCCTATCATTCGTCTTGCTATCTGCTGTGTTGACTCTCCACTGAACACCCCTTGCCTTATATGCCTTGTCAAAGCGTCTTTCTGATTCTCTGCTATTCCCCTAAAAGCTTTCTCAACTGTTTGCCCATTTGGTAAAGTCTGCATTGCTCCTTGTCTTGCAGTAAGTTCAAACTTTCCAGAGCCAAACTTAGCAAAGTCATCTTCTGTAAATTCCTTACTGGTAAATATATTTGTTTTTGTAGGATCTGTTGTCACAAAAGATTTTGCATATTTCTCACTAACAGCTACAGAATTTATTGGAACACTGCCTGATTTAACTACCTTTTTAAGTTCATTCTCTATAAATCCAGACTGTACTTTTGCTACCCCTTCAATCTCTTTTATCATCTTTTTTGAAGTTTCCCTTTGCCACATATCTAAACTTATTTTTGACTGCTGGATTATTGCTCTAAGCCTTTTCCTAGTCTGTGGTGATATGACTACCCCTGCCCCAGCTTCGGCTTGTCTTATATCTATTTGCTTGAGTTTCTTTGCAGCCGTTAAGATTACATCATTGTATGTTTGTACAAAATCATTAGAGACAGCATTACTGTACCTGTTTAGATCAATAGTCTCCCTAAAAAATACCTCTGGAATACTCATTTATCATTCTTCTCCCTCTTCCTCCTCTAGTTCCTCATCGGGTTCTTCTGGTGGCTCTACCTCTGTAAGCCCTCCCTGCTGTGTACTTTCAATCTCTTCTTCTACATCGAAGTCATCACCAAGCACCTCACCAGTACTTAGCTGATTCAATAAAGTCTCCTGACTAATAGTTCCAGCAGTAAACAATGTAAGCAAGGCTGTTATCTCCTGTGGGGCTAATCTTGCAGAAACAAAGTCTCTATTAACAAAACTACTGCCAGCATTAGGTTCATTAAGATATTCGCTATGAAATCTAAGGCAGTTATCAATCAAGTCTTGCATCTGCTGGGCAATCACCATCATTGTGCTGTCATTTTGTGATCTGTCTATCCTTTTGGCCTCTGCTGTTTCCCCTACTAACTTCTGACCTAGTACCGCAGCTAGTGACAAAGTATTGATCTGTTCTGCAATATCTTTTAATCTTGTGAACTGGCTGTCATAGCTATCACCAGAAGGGCTGATATATTCCATCCTTGACTCAGGTGGTAATGATAATGCTTCATTAGGGCCACTTGTTATCTCATCTGCATTTGGATAGCCAAACACTGCAAGCAAAGGAACAGAACTTATGTGCAAGATGTTGTCCAAGTCACTCTGGATCTGATAATGCTTAAGGTTTAGTTCTGCAATGTCATACAAAGGGGAACGGCTTTCAAAATAACCAACCCTGTTTGAGTAAGCGATAGAAAATGGAATCTTATCTTTTATGCTCATCTCACCTTGATCATGTAATTTATATTCTCCTTTTTTATCTTTTCTATGGATCTCATATCTACCACGTTCAAGCACCCTGATCTGTTTAATTATCTTGTCACCATACTTTCCGTCTGGCTCAACAACCTGTTCCAATAACCTTACTTGTGTGAGTTGCCTTGACCCATCTATGATGTCACTTCTAAATCCTAAGATGTCTTTTGGACTATAAGTCACCCAGTATGGTCTGGCCTTTTCGCCATCCTTTGGGGCATCTACCAAAACTCCTACATGACCAAAAGAAATCGCTACTCTTGCAACATTGTATAAAAATATATTTAAGTCATTACCCTCAAGATCAACATCAAATAGCTGCTCTCTAACTAAATCACTAACATCATCTAATCTAATTGGCTTCCTAACCAACATTCCAGATAACATCTTTTCAATACGCTGCAAGTAAGGAACAACAGTGGATCTACTTAACCTAACGTCATAACTATCATCTGTTTCTCTTGCTTCCTGTGGTAAATACTTTCTATGCTCACTCCTGATCTTATATGTTCCTTCCTTTAAGTCTGCTATCAGATCCCAGAAATTAGCCATCCTTTGATAGGCTGCATTAGGACTCGCAACTGTTGTAGGAGCTACTGTTACAGGCTGGTTGTAAATATTTAGTGAGCTATACACAGTTTTGCCTCAATACTATCATGTTCTTAATATATTCTAATCCCTGTCGGTCTGCCCGCACGAGCAAATAAAGGATTAAACTCTCGCCATATTAGATAACCCACAGCATCAGCCATATGGTCATAACCTGACTCTTTATCAGGCTCACCCTTAGTGTTGTAGCTCTGGAGTTCCATTGATTCTATTAGCTTTCTGCAACTGGCATGGATTTGTAAACGGCTCTCCCCTTTGCCGTTACATAGTAAAGCCTGTACGGAAGAGATCCTGTCTCTGACTGGGGGGTTAGAACGTGGGCTTTGATTGCTGAACCCATAGCCTTCAAGGATTTGAATGTCTGTTTGACTTGCATTAGTACTTCGGTTGCCTCCACTTGCATCTGGGTAAACGTATATCTTGTTCATAGGGTATCTGGCTTTGATCTCTTGAGCAATACTATCTGTGTCGTGAGCCTTAGAAATCTCATCAAATATTAACAATTTTTGATTTTGTACGATACCAATAACGCAGTTCATATTTCCAATATTGAAATCCATACCGATTCTCAATGGCTCAAGACCTATATCAGGCTTTGCAGTTATTACATTGTTTTCTCTGGTAAAGCGATCATAAACCTGACCTGTTGTCAAATTAACGAACTCTCCATTTAGATAAGCTTGCAACATTGATGGGTCATAGTTGGCTTGCATACGTTCAATGAAGTCATCAGGTAAATGTGGATTGTCCTGAGTCCTCATCTTGATTAGTTCCCTATCAGTTCTTTCTTTAGCTTCATCAGTACCGAAGGTGTTATATAACCAGCGAAAACCCTCTGGTGTACTAGCTGCACAAAACTGCCTGACATTACCAGCCCTTAGTCGTCCAAGTATTTTGGGAAAGGCTTTATCAGCTATAACTGGAGAAACTACATCTATTTCATCAACAAGAACATGGCTGAGGTTTAGACCAATTATTCTTGACCAATTTTCAAAGGATCTACAGAGTAGTTTGCTGTCACCTTCTTTGAAGTGCATTGTATATTCTGGAAGCGGACTAGCTCTAAAGGTATAAGGGATTTCATACTGCTCAAGGAACAACTCAAAGTCTGTTTGCCATATGTCTCTAATTAATGGGGCAGTTGGTTCCATAACAGCACCAATAAACCCTATGTTCTGGGCTGCAAGCTTTACAGCCATACTGCACAAGGCTCTTGTCTTACCAGCCCCATACCCTGCACTAAGTCCTACTATTTCATTCTGGTTATCAAAGAACTGTTGCTGCGGTGGATGTAAGTCTGTTCTTATGCGATGTAATAACTCATCAGTATCAATATCAGTGTAGTGACTGCCTACATGATCAAGAACAGAACCTTCTCGATTAAGGATGCTCAAGTCATCACCTGACCAACTTTAGCCATTGAGTTAATACAACCTAAAGCAACTGTTAACTGCCCTGATTTCCTAGCCTCTTTAGCTAATGATGCGTATTGTGATAAAACTTCCGCAGTAAATTGTCTTCTGTCGATATCAAAGTCTTTCTTTAAAATCTCTCTTGCATCATGTAAGTAGTTTTCTACAGTCCTTATTGAAACACCCCACTCATCCGAAGCAATCTGTATTATCTCTGATCTAGTAGTACCAGTAGACAAAAGCTTAGCTACTTTATTAACTCTAAAAGCGTGTTCATTCTTATTGGTTCTGCCGTTAGCCACTATGGGATTATGGTTTTATTTAATTTAAATGTAGCGTCAATCTAGTGTTTTTGTAAATTTACTATATTTTTCTTTAGGTCTTGGCTGTTGCCA